GCTCAAGCCGACTGACGACCAGGGGCTACAAAGTTTGCTGTGATAAAGTCACTTAAGCTTGAAAACTCTACGCCTGACCCAGTAGCTCTAAATCCTTTTGAGCCTCCCATTGTTGCAGCGACCTCACCACTATATCCAAGTTTATCAAGGGCAAAAGGATCTATACCAGAAACCACACCTGTTTCATCAGCTCTCATAAAGTTGCCTGAACTAGTAACATCACCAGCTTTAAAAGAATTTTTAAAGCCTGTAGCCATTTGTCCTGTTCTTTGATTAACTACTGCTCTAGCTTTTCTTTGGGAAAGAGAGGCTGCAGATGGTTCTTTTGCAAATAACATAGGAACATCAAGACCTAAGAGCGCAGCCGTGACAGAGAGAGGAAAACCTCTGGAGCCGTCAGCTCCTAACATCCCAGCTAAAGCACTTGTTGGATCAAAGGAAGCACCTTGAATGGCTTTATTTGTAATTGCGTTCTGAAGTTCAAATTGGTTTGTTGAACCAGATAAAGGTGCATCACTAAAAAATCTATCAAAAGAGCTATCTACTGATTTAAATGAAGCACTATTCTGTTGTTTAAGTTTAGGATCGTTTAGCGCTCTAAATCTAGCATCATGGATTGTCTTGTTTGAACTTAATCTTTCGCCATTAATCCATGCGTCTGTTGCAGCTTGGTTTAGATCTCCAATTTCTCTAGCTCTTGACACACTGTTAGACCCACTAGTAACAAGTTGACCGCTTGCAAAACCACGTGGAGCAGCATTCATACGCATCATAGCGCCGACACCAAACTGTTTTACAGCGTCTTTACGCATGACAAACTCGCCTGGCTCCAACATTGCAGGTACTCTATCGCGCTTCATACCGCCGCCAGCCATGTGAACGCGACCGCCCGAATTCATGCCCTCAGGCACCATTGGAGCACTAGGTGTTCCAGTAGGAAAGATGCTTCCAACACTGGAAGAAATGATACCAGCTATAGGGTCAGAAATTGTTTTTTGGAATACAGCCTTCTGGATATCACGAAGCATATTTCCAACCATGTCTTTAAAGGTATTTCCTACCATACCCATAGTAATCGAACCATCAATTAAAGCATCATTTAGTTTCATTAAGCCGTTATCAACGTAATCCGCAACAATAGCTTGTGTAGCCGCATTAGCTGCGTCCATTCTTGCTTGATAATCTAGTTCATATCTTGCTTTTTCTTTGGCATATTCTAGTCCTGCAATAGCGGTTTCTCTTTCGATTCCAGCTTTTTCCATTTGCATTATTAATACATCAGCTATTGATTTCTTTTCTAACTCAGCAAGACTAATCTTTCCATCAAGAATAGCTTGGGCTATTGTGCGTTCATTTTGTAAACCTGTAAGCTTAGACTCATTAAGTTTAGTAGTAGCACTAAGTTGTTCTTCAATAGCTGTTTTTTCGCGCATATTCTTATCAAGAGTAACATTTAATCCAGCTATAGCAGTGTCTTGAACAATTTTAGCAGCTTTTGTTTGTTCTGTATAAATATCGTTTGTAGCTTTTACCTGATCTGTAATAGCTTTTAAAGTACCAGTAATATTTTCTGTATTTATGCCTGAGGTGTCAATACTTACTTCTGATAGCGTTCCATCTTTCAATAAATTAGCTGCTTTGATCATCGAATTAACAATTGTTTCATTGCCTTTTAGAATCTCTTTTTCAGCAGCAATTCTCTGTACAACTAATTCTGCGTTCGCTTGTAAAATTGTAAGTTCACTTATCTTTTGTTCTTTAGCTATTTTAGCTTGAAGATCTGCTAAGGTTCGTTGCTGGGCTATTTGTTCATATCTACTGGCTATAATTTCAAACTCGGCAGTATTATTTGATAAAGCATTTGAAGCTTTTTGATCAGCAATAGCTTGCTCTCTGCGTATAGCACTTTCAGCATTTTGACGCTTTTGATTTTCAAGTTCAAACTCTTTAACTAGCAGAGCAACTTTATCGTCTACAGCCTGTGTTTGGTTTATATAGTCGTCAATCGCTACTTGACGACGTTGCTCAATTGCTTGTAATTCAAGAGCTGTTGCAGCTTCAGCTGCTTTTATTCTAAGATCACTTAACGCTTTAGGACTAGAAATACCTCTAGTATCAGCAACATCTAAATTTTGATCTGCTCTTCTTTGAGCTAGTTCTAAAGCATTTCTATCACGTAAATTTTGTAAGTCTCTTTGAGCATCGCGTTGATTTGTTATAGCTGTTGCACGATCTTGATCAAGTTTCAAAAGATCTTTAGCAGAATCTAGTTGCTTTTCTAGATTTTTTACCTGCTGATCAATAAGCTTATTTTGATTCTCTAAAATCTTAAGATCAGCTTGTTGTTCATTTTTTTGAATAGATAAATCAGCTTGCTGTTCTGCTATGTCCAGACCAATTTGTGATAGTTTATTTTGTTCTTTTTGGATTTTTAATTGGTTTTGTAAAGCTTCTAGCTTCTTTTCTTCAGCTTTACGTTGTTTATCAAGAGTAAACACTAACTGAAGAGATTCGCCAGCAGTCCCCTTAATAATTTTATTTGCAGCGTCTTGTCTTTCTCTAAACAGTGCTGACTGGTCTTCGGTTGCCTCACCGAGAGTAACTAAGTTTTCGTATTCTTTTTTCTGCTCTCTAAACTGTTTCACAATTTCTGCATTAAGAGTAACTCTGTTTCTATCTTGTTCCTCTTGAGTTTTTGCAAAGCTTCCATCAAAAGCGTTAAAGCGCCCAGAAGTCACAGCCTCATCTACGGCTGTAAATGCTCCTGAAAAAGTTTTTGAAAGCAGTTTTCCAAATTGATTTAGAGCGACAATCTGTTCTACAAGTTTTCCAGTGCTACTACGTGCTAAATCCATATTTCTTCTTATAAGATCAGCACCATCTGCAAAGTCATTATCTTCTAATGATTTTGCGGCTTTCTCGGCCTGACTTGCGAGAACTCCAAAAGCTGTACCAGCCTTATCAGCTGATATAGTGCCGTTAGCAAGTTTTTTTCTTAAATTTTCTAGTTTATTAGCAAAGTCAGCAGCAACAGCGGCTCCAAGATTTATATCATCTTTTAACGTTATAGTATCATCTTTAAATGTACCAATAGCTAGAGAACCACTTTCAAGTTGAAGGATAACTGATTTAGTTGCTTCATCAAATTTTAGTAGCCCTTTATTAGAAGCTTCTGATAAGGATTTTGCTGATACATCTGAAGTTTCAGCTAATGTTCCTACAAGGAGGGCAGATCTCTTAGTTTCTTCGCTTGATAGCTTCTGAGCAACTAGGTTTGCTCTGAGCTCTCTTTCTACCTTTTTGATGGCCTCTGCTCTCTCTTCGTCTGATAGCGAAGCCTTATAGTTTGCTCTTCCGTAGGCTGCAAGTTGTATTCTCGCATCTCTTATATTATTGCTAAGACCTGCTTGAGTTTCGCCGCTCAGTTCAGCCGCGTCACTAAATGCAATCATTTTTTGTGCAGTAGAGCCTCCTATATTTCTAGTAAACGCTTTAAAAGAGTCATCTGTGGACTTAATATTTTCAGTGATGCCTTCTAAACCTTCTTTTGTTCTTCTAGATTCAGCTGTTAATTTTTTAAAACCATCTGTTACCATACCTAGTAGGTCTACGTCAAAAAGAGTGCCAACAAGTTGTAAACCTACTAATGCAATCGCAACTACGTTAAAAGCAGCCAATGCTAGGCTAAGAAAAGTAGCTAGTTTAGCAGCGGCAGCAGCGGCAAAGTTAAGGCCCGCAGCTAAAACTTTTGAAAGGCCACCTTGTGCGGCTAATTGTGCTGTAATCAGATTTTCTGTTTGTAATAAAGCACCTTTTCTTATTTGAGACTTACCTGTTTCCGCAGTAGCTTCTTTTTGACTTATAAGACCATCTTTTAAATTTTGATTAATAGCTTTTTGCAAATTTACTTCATTTGTTTGAAGATTTAGAACTTCTTTTTTAGCGACCAAGGCTTGACGAGTGGTAAGTCCTTCTCCTAGCTGACGCTTTAATTCGGCTCCATAAGCTCTACCAGCGCCAGGCAGTGCGCCGCCACCTACGAATGCAGCTTGAGCAGCCGCACCAGCTGCAGCAAATTCTAATGCTTTTTTAGAAGTCAATCCGAATTGAGCTGCAATACCAGTTAATTTTGTGCCTAGAGTAACTAATCCTTCTGTAGCGAATAATCGAATAGCTCCTGCTAACCTACCAAACACTAAAAGACCAATACCCCCTAAAAGGGCTAGTCTAGTACCTAAGTTTTCGTCAAGAAATTTTGCGAAAGGAACTAAAGCATCAGCTACAACTTTAGCAGTAACAATTGCTAGATCAGAAAAATTAGCTACAAGTTTTTCAAAAACTTCTTGGGTAGTTTCAGAGGTGTTAGTGATATCAGAAAACGCAGCTTCACCATCCTTAATTACTTGCGTAACAAAGGCTTGACGTTTTTCAAAACGGGTTAAGGATGAGGCTGATTTATTAACTGATGCGGCATATGCTTCAACAGCAGGTTCAATACGTGTAAAAATACCAATTTCGTCAAGTAGTTCTGGCTCAAGCTTAATAGCACCACGAGTAATACGTTGGAAAGAATCTGTAAGATTTCGTCCAAGAGCACGAGAAGCTTTTAAAGACACTTGACCTAGTTGTTCAATTTGTTTTATGTTAAACCCCGCAGAAAGCGCGAGGTTAGCTTGAGTAGCAGCTTCAACAATAGATAGTTGTCCTGCGGTAACTAATTTAAGAGACTTAACAACAGAATTAGCATCTGTACCGACAGCATTAGCTAACTGTTCTGTACCACGAAGAATTGTTTCAAATTGAGCTGCACGATTAAGAGCAGTAAAGGCAGCTGTTAACGCAAATACGTTTGCTGCAGCGGCAGCATACACGCCAACTATGCCGCCTAAACCTTGTGATTGGGCAGCAAAAGAGCGTCCAGCAGAGGCTGACGCTTGTCCAAGTCTAGTTTGATTTTTTCCTACTCGTTCGGTAGCTTTAGCGACGTTATCTAAGTCTTGGGCGACTTTTTTGCCACCCTTTGACTCCATGATAACGCCGATTCTAGTATTCTTTGACAAACCTAACCTCTTTTCACTTTAGCTAATGATTCTCTTTCTTTTTGCCTATGGGCATAAAAATCACCTAATTCTTTTTCTGCAATTTGTAAAAGATCAAACACAGCACGCCTATCATCCATCTGATATATACTCATGATAGTGTCAAGACCAGCGTAGTCTTTTCCAAACCAAGAACCACTTGTGCCATCCCAACGATCTGGTAAAACGTTAAGCAAAATAAGAGCTTGCTGACATGTTTCTGCTAGAGTGGAGGGGTCTTTAGGCATTTGACTCTCATCAGGCTCCCAACCCATCTGCTCGCACATCATAATATACTGATCTTGGTCCATACCCCCAGCAAATAAAGAGTTGCGGAGGTAGTCAGTTAGTTTTTTACGTTGTCTTCAGCCTTCTTTTTTGAAAACTGCTCAAAATCGTTCATGGCGTCTGTAATAAATTGATCAAATATTGATGATGATTTAAGCAATTCTACAGCTTCTTCATCACTGTACACGATTTCGTCAGCGGCGTCCATTCCAGAAATATCAACAGGAAGAAGAAGAGGAAGATGCTTAACTTTTAAGCCTTTCCAACCGACAATAGCTTTTTCAGCATAATTTTCAAGAAAACGATCATTGTCGATTTCTTCTTCACGCTGACGTGTGCGTTTATTAAATTTATATGTTAAAGAAGCGTTGCGCACTTTCATTAGGTCTTCGCGATTCAAAAAGCGAATATTGACTTCAAAACCCTCAACGTCTGGGAACTCTACCCAGGTTGTGGTTTCTTTTGCAACTAGATTTTTAATTTTACTCATAGTATCCCCTCGGAAAAAAACGAGTGCCTATCACGAATCTGCTAGTCAAAGGTGAGGGGAGACCTTGATTTGCAAGTGATAGGCACTCTTCTGGTAAAAACATTTATAATCCCCTCAGATATGTTTTAATTATTTAGCGGCAAAGATTGTTACTTCACCTCCGTCACCTTTGTTTGCTGTTGTTTCCTGAGCAACAAAGTTAACGGTCATTGAGATCACATCCTCAACACCAATAGTTGGGAATTCAAACTGACAAGCATCAAGCTGGAACGCTACGTAAGGAGCTGTTGTTCCGCCGATGATTAAATTAGCGTTTGAAGTTTGTGCAGAAGAAGTACGTGAATCTTCAGAAATATTACGTAAGAAGCCAGCTGACTCAAGATCTCCAGAACGAAGATACATGGTAGCAGAACCTGTGACTGCACGAGAACCAGTAAACTGACCAATAGGCTCGTTAAGAGCAGCCAATTCTTCTGGGGTTAGGTATGTAATATTGTTGTTGTAATCAAAGCTTAATGCTGTAACTGGGAAGACGAACTTCTCATCAGATCCACCAGCTGAAGCTTTATGGTGGAATTCAATCGCACTAAGACGATTTTTAATAAATGAGTTTGTTGAGGCTGCACCTGCAACATTCATTTGGTTGTATGGGTGATAATGTGCTGATTCGGTAGCTGCAGCACTCATTGTTTGGAAGCCTGAGTTAGCGGTAACAGTAGATCCACTATTCAGAGTTCCCCCAAAAACAGCAATCGCAACATCACGTGCGCTTCCTGTAAGTTCTTTCATGGTTGTTCCGAAACCTGACCAAGTTGTTGTAGCAATTTCTTCAATACCCGCATCAACAGATGCACCATTTACTGTAGCATTAGAAACCTGATAAATTACGTTATCAAGTTTGAAATACAAATGGTTCTCAACAGCTGTTGAGAAATTTGAACGTGATGAACTACTACCTGCCGCAGCTGCAACATTAGTAGTTTGTAGCTTACCGCCTGTTCTCCAAACAGAACGTTCGTGTAGTCCGTCAGCATCTGTAGCTACTACTTTAGTATTAGATACCAGTGATTGCCACATAAACCAATCTGCAACTGGTTTTACGTTGCCTGTCTGGTTAGTAGCTGCTGTGGTTGTGCCTCCAGCCGCACCAGTGTTAACGCCTGTAGGACGTAGGTATACTTGAAAGTTCCAGTCTACAGGGTTGATAGCAGTATTAAAACGCTGCTGCGAGCGGTCTGGTGTAATTCCAGATTCAAGTGAAGTGATATCCTGAGTTGCTGCTGAAGAACTCACTGCAAAGCCTGCAAGAACTTCTAGCTTCCAAGTATTAGTTGGTCGCAAATCAGCTGCAGCTGCACCATTGATAATATCTTTGGTGGACAAAAATACTTCTGAATTTCTTTGTAAATTAAGAGATGCCATCCCTTTTCTCCTTATCCGTCTAGTCTATAGACTGTCGTTAATATTACCTCTGCTAATCCATAAGGAATTGCTAAACCTTCATCTGGGCTAATACTATCTATTGTTATATCTAGTATACCCTTATCAGGATTGTCTCCTAGTGAATAGATAACGTGTTCTATATCTTGAACTAGATCATCTATGAGGCTTTGAGAATTATCTTCCCCAAATACGTATGCTCTTATGGTAACGTCTAATGTTGCTACCGTCAAACTTTTAGATTCAAAATCTCGAATTTCGGTACCAGCGCTTACGTATAGCGCTGGAAAGTCGTTGACTTCATCTAAAAACTTTACTCTTCGATACACATTGTTGAACAAGTTCTGTGTATATGTATACCCACTATTAAACCCAGAGACTGCGCCATCAATCTCTTTGAGCTGTGTAACTAAAAAATCTGTTATCTCTGTACGTCTTGATGCCATTATTTTCTAATAAACCTGTAATATTTTCCAATTAGTTGTTGAACTGCAGGACGTAATCCTTGCTCTTCGATAAGTTTACTTGGTGCTCTACGCTCACTCTCAAAAACATTGTAAATCGGATCGTAAGTGTAGTTAATAATTCCACTCTTCTTATTAAAGTTAATAATTTGAAAAGACTCTGCAAACCTACCCGTGCGTTCTGTAAGTATTGCTGCATTAGGTTTTGGAGGACCACCAGGCATTCCTTTAGGCATTTTACTTCTAAACATTCTACGAGCTAAAGCTTCTATCTGCTCTCTACTTATCTGATCTTGGATATCTGGTTTGAGTTTTCTTTTGCGAGTTCCTTTTGAAGTAGATTTTGTAGCAACAGCACCCATTTTAGAGGTTAAATCTATCTCAGTCAGAAGTTTAAAAGGTTCTCCACCCCTTGACGGATCAAATTGATCAGCTAAAGCAATCAGTTCTGCGTAAGTCTGAACTAGCTCAATTCCAGATCTTTTTGCTAATAGTTTCGATGCTCCACCACGAACATAGTACTGTAAAAGCCTATCACCAAAATTATCGCCTATTTTTTTCATAACTTGATCAGTTATAGGAACTGACTTAGTTTTTAGCAATGCATAAGCAGCTGCATTTAAATTATATTGAATAGACCCAAAACCTGTAGTTCTAGACCCAAAAAGTTCGATGGTTATAAATTGGCGAAATTTAGTTAGGTTTTCTATCTCTAATATTCTACCAGCACCAGGAGTTATCGCAACAGATGGCTTTTTTAAAAAACCACCCCTCTCATCAATATAAGTAACTGTCTTAAGGTTTACAATTTTTTGTCTAATAGCGGTTATTACAAGTTTTCTATAAGCAGGATCTGCTTCATTTAAAAACCAATCCATAAGGGTCTTTTTTGCAATACCTCTGGGACCTGTAGTCATTGCTTTTGCAGTTCTTTTACTTAGCATATCAATAGTAGGTTGACCAGGTGTTTGCTGTGTGACAGATTCGGTTTTTTTACCTCCTGATACAGCGTTTTGTTTTATTTCTGCAGTTACAAGACCTTTTAGATTTAATCCTGTTTGCTGCTCAACAATTTGTTGTTCAGCAATCATCTGTTCTGCTAATTCATTTCCATATATAGCACGAAGGTCCTTTGGTCCAACTTCAATATCAGGAGTAGATAATGGAGCTACATAACCTTTTCCTGCAGCTTCTGCTTTGTTGGGTTCCCCTAAAAACCCACTAAACAAACCTTCAATACCATAACCAGATCGTACTCCTTTTCCAGAGAAAAAGTCAGATAAGGATGATAGATTTAGAATTCTGGCTCTTTCTTTAGGGCTAGTCTTAAACTTACCTGTTTTCAAGTCTTTGGCAGCCTTTAAAAACTCTTTAGGAGGTTTACCGTCAAATATTAGTTTAGTATTTAACTTAAAAGTCACGCAATGATCCTATATAAATCTAAAATACGACGAATATGTGGTGGGAAATTACCTGCTAAAGGATAAGACTCTCCCCGCTCTCCCTCAAATGAAAAGCCGCGTTTTTCTTGGTCTTGCTTATAAAGAAGTTTTATCATATCAAGTGTTGCAAGTTGAATATCTTGTGGTATGTCAGACGATTCATAACCTGCACGGTACTCTACTTTCACACCAGAAGGAAAAGGTGCAAATGAAGGAGACCCAGCTAAGGTCATTGATGGATAGCTATTACGAACCGTTGGGAAAGAACCTCTTACACCAACCGCACCTACGTCACGAGTTACTTCTCCCATATCACGAGAAAAATTATACTCATTAACTGCGTTATGAACATCTTTTGTTTCAGTAGCATCATTCTTACCATCAAAATGAACTAAGAAAATAGTTTCTCCATCTGGTCTAAATCGTTTTGTTGGTGGAGTAAAATCAGCAGATGAATATCTAGCTTTATCTGATACTCTAATCTCATCCATGTAACCTTTAAATGTAGTTCCTATCTCAACATTACTTGTAAATGTTAAATTTGCCTCAGTAAAGGACGCATCAGCAATCACATTACCATTATAGTGTAAATATAGCTTTTCTTCTGTTAAATCGCGAGACACGGCAACGTGTGCAAAACGACGTTTAGCAAACTGCTGAGTTTCGACAGAGGTATTGGCTCCTTCAATTACAGTTGCTGTTCCTGAAACATTTGCTTCGTATGCTAAACCTTTTTGACTCGCTAATCTAAATTGCATGTAATTTGAAGCGTCTGTGTTAATTGAAAATAGTACATTATCTTGTAATGCCGCTTCATCTACACGAATAAACATCTCAATGGTAAAATCACCCTCTTCGAATTTTAAGTCTGAAGATACAGTACTACCTAAGAGGTAATCACTAGTATTAAGCTCAAGAGACGATTTTCCAAATCTTTTAATTCTTGTGTTGATATGAGCATCATTAATAAAGCTTAAAGTTGTTGCATCAGTCTCTTGTGTAGTTACGGGTCTGCCTATAGTTGTTGGATCAGCTAAGATTACATCTTCTGTACCATTAAATTCAGAAACTTGATACACATTTGAAAGAGGTAATCTTGATAACATAACAGAGGTTTTTCCTCCGTCAAATACTTCAACATAGTCATTAGCCAACATTTCTTGCCCAATATAATGCTCAACTACGCCTGTGGCATAGTTAATTATATTAGCAAGTCTACCGTCTTGACTATTAGACGAAATACTTAGATAATCTTTAACTTGTGCTAATGATACAAAAGCATACTTTCCTAAATTTTCTTCTAAACGATCTACCATGTTAATTTACCCATTCTTCCTCTTCTGATTGCTCGTATAATGAAAAGGGAGGCGTTGACCGCCTCCCCCTGTGTAGTTCAAAGATGTCTAAGCTAAACTTAGCCAGCTTCAATTGTAACAGCGTAGCTGTACTTAGTAGCGTCAAGAGCTGATGCTGAGTTAGTCGTAAGAGCTTTAAAGTCAATACGAGTGCTCATGTACATAGCAGTAACCTGCTGACGTGGTTCGTACTCGCTCTCAATCTCAATACCGCGACGTTCTGCGATCATAAAGCCAGGCTTATAACAGAGAACACCGAGATGACGGTTAGATCCACCAACGACATCTAAGAACTCAGTGATTGCAATTGGGATACCGTAAACGGCGCCAACTGAACCTGTGAGGTAAGTAGCGTTTGGACCAAACTTGTCAACTGTCTGGAAGTCAGAAGTTGTAACAAGGTTGTTGTAACCTTCGATTGATGTTAAGTACACAAGGTCATTACCAAGCTGAAGGCCATACTTGCCAAGCTTAGTGCGGGCTGCAGCGATATCTGACGGATCAGCTTTATCGTTTGCAGAACCTGTGTCCACAGTCAGACCGGCGCCTACGTCACTTGTAAGGTTAGTAATACCTTCGATGACAGACGCATAACCAGTACCGGCTGTAATTGCATTTGTTGGTGCTGCTGTAAATCCAGTCAGTGCACCAGTTCCACGTAGAATTGCTTTATCGATAGCACGGGCTAAACGACGTGTAGCAGCTGCACGCAAGAAGTCGAGCAAAGGAAGAACTGTATCTTCTTCTTCGTCTTTTGCGAGGTGTGTGGTAGCCATGAACTTATGTGGAGTAAAGTCCACTGAGCTAATGGTGTTCTGGTTGCTGGTTGGTACGCGGGTTGCGTCAGCAATACCTGTAGCAAATGTGCCAGAAGCAAATTGTGCTACATCACCGTCTGCATCTTCGTCAGCTACTGGTACGCGGAATGTTTTCGCGTCAACAGCCATACGATTGAACATTGGAGCAACAACTAGCTGCTGTTCCATTTCGGTGTAAATATTTTGTGAGAAGTTGCTCAAGAACTGATCAACAGATGTAACAGCTTTCATCTTGGCACCGACTTTGGTGTCAAAGACATCACGCTTGTTAAGCAATTTCGCAACAAGAACGGCGTTAGCCATATCTTTTTCAGAATACTGAGCTGCATTGCGGCTCTGCTCCTGGAAGTGCATTTTTGAACGCTGCAATGCAGCGATCTCTTCTTGGTATTTATTCATCTGAGCTTTAAGTTCTGCAACTTGCTCTGACTCATGCGGTGTATAAGCATTATTGCTATCACCTTTAACCAGCATTTGCTGGTCAGCAGCGTCTGCTTCCTTCACGATAGCGTTCCCGGCCTCTTGGACCAGTTCAGCAACTGCAGGCTCAGACACTGTAGCACGTGGTGCTTCTTTTTTGATCTCTTCAGCTGGTACAGCTTTAGTAAGATCGATTGTATCTACGACTTGATCAGCCATTTCGTCTTTCTCCTTATCAGAATTTTCGTGAAGCTCTTTAGTAGGGCTCTCGCTTATAACCGCGTCTTCACTTGTAGATTTTTCGACTTGTGAATGTTCTTCTGTTTTCACATTAACAACATTATCACAGTCTTCGCCATTAGCGTCAACCTCTAAAAATTTAAAGATTGGGTTTTGCTCTGTAGCGACATTAGTGACTTTAAACATTTTTTCTTGATAGTTTACAAGATCACCATGTTGAAGTTTGCTTGCATCTTCGGAAAGCAAGTTTGTGAACGGGATAGATGCCATAGGATCTCTAATTTCAAGCTCCTCTTCATCATCCTTTTCCATACCAGTGACTACTTCCTCAGTTTCAGCTTTGACCTCAACTTCTTCAGTATCAGCTTTATCTTCAGTAGCTTCCTCAATTTCAGCTGTTTCTTCAACAACTTCCTCAGAAACTTCTTCTGATTTTACTTCAACATCAGTTTCGGCTACTTCGATCTCAGCTTCTTCAGCTTTGATTTCAGTAACTTCTTCTTCTTTTGAGTTACTCATTGCTTCCTCCTCGGTTGGAGACATCGGACGTTCGTTAATAACTTCGCCCTCCTCCGTGCTATGAATCGGAACACCTGCCATTGTGATGTCATGAGAATGCCCTTCGGCTTCTAATATAACACCAGCAACAATTTTATGAGCATGGTTCTGCATATGAGATGCGTAGGTTGTTACCCCATTACCACCATCATCCATTTCAACTGTATGATAGTGACCATCGCTCATGTCGGTGATTCCTGCTTTTATTTTACGCATCTTTTTGATTTCTTCGGTGTCAGCCTCTTTTAAAGACTTTTTGAACTCGCTAAATTCTTCATCTGAATCAAAAGATTTTCTGATAGAGAAAAGAGAGTCCTGATTACAAGGAACAGAAACTACAGAAATTTCTAGTAGTTCTACGTCAGTAATCATCATAGAATCGTCTTCACGATTATATTTTCCGTCTTTTACTCTAAATCCTACAGAAAAGCTTTTTAACGCGCCATCTTTAATAAGAGTTTGAACTCCGTGAGTTTTTTCAGCTGCTTCAGAAACAGCACATTCAACAAAAATACCTTTTTTATCAACTCGAATATTGTCTACACGACCAATAGGGCAGTCATGTTTATGTTGATATAAAAGAACTGGGTTACGCCGATAATTTTCAACGCCTTTAGCCCACGCTTCAGCAGTGACAATATCGCCAGAGCGATCTTTTGCAGTAGTGTTAGCATAACCAGCAATCTTTAAAGTATTAGAACCTTTTTTAAGTGCTTTAGTTTCGAAGGAACTGTTTAAATAGAGAGTTTTATTCATTTGTTGTATCCTCTAAATTATTAGATTCCTCTTGAGAGGGTCTTCCACCTTGGGTTGCATCAGTTGCACTACCCGTAATGTTCTGTGGTATTCTTATGGTATCATTATTTTCCATTTTTGGAAATCTTAATCCTTCACGGGCTTCATTTGGGGTGATAATTCCTGTGTTTACCAGAGTTGAATAGTAAACGGCTTGAGTCCTATTATCAGGCTGAAGGGCAGGAACACTGAGCCTATCTGGAGAGATAGTGACTCCCCCATTAAAGAAGTGGGAGAAGGCTGAACAGAATTGGTTTAAGATAGGTAAGATAGTATGTAAATAAAATAGCTTTTGATTTGCATCAATATTAGCATTATTACCTGATTTTAACAAAACATAAGGCACGCCTAGAGCCTTTGCCATATCTTGTTGAATTCTTTCGATAGAGTTCTCAAAATCAAGTTGATCAAAAGATTTAGTAGAAAACTCATCAATTTTCAAGCCACCGTCTAAAATTGCTGGATTTCTAGCCCCATCAAAAATAGTAGTGTAAGATGTTCTCCAAGATTCTAAAAGTCTTTCCTTAACTCTTTTTGAAAGAATATTATCAGTAGTTAACACAAAACCAGGAAGTGCATTATTCTTAAAGAACTGACGTTGGAACTTAATCATATAATAGTATAGTTCCATCAAATTTATAATAGGTTTAAGTTTAGATGTGCCTCTAAAAATGGATAATTCGTTTTCTGCCATAACATGGATAATTTCATAAGGTTCAAAACGAATAGATTCAGCTTTAGAAGTTTGTTTTCCACGACCAAAGCCATAAAAATCACTAGCTTGTTGATTATGAACTAAGTAATTATAATGAGAAACAAAAGCACGATCATCTGGAACTACCTCAACATCATTAGCAGGTAGTAAGTAGAGAGATTCACCATCATAGTAGAAAAATGCATTACCATCTAAATGAAAATCTAAAAAAGCCCTTCTAAATAATCTAGCACGATCCTCAAAAGGATTAGGCTTTATATTCATTAATTTATTTACTTTTTTTGCAGAACCACCCGTTACATTAAGAGGAATCTCTGTTAATGCGTTGATTACCATCTCTACAGAACGATGAACAACTTCAATCTCTCTATATGCCTGTTCGTAATCAACTATAGTTTCGGGAGACGCAAAAGGTTCAAGAGAAGCTATAGAAGGCTGTGCAGGATTAAGCTTTTCTGCTACCCACTCTCTGAAACCGCGTCTATCATTATCTGCCATGTTTTTCCTTCTGAATATCTAACCAATTTTTAATTTTAAGAGTTAAATGATTAGAGTATCGTTGCCCATAGATTGTATGTAATCTCTGATGATGAGATTTACATAGTGTGAATAAGTTATGATGGTCTAAACTTTCTTTACAGTCTACTGCAAATTTTTCACGAAGGGAAGTAATTTTTTCAACAGTATCAATTTCATTAATCTTATTACGAGTACACCACTCATTGAATAACTGACTTACAGAAAAAAGATGATGAAGTTCTAAATTCTGAACAGAGCCACATATGTAACATTCATCACGGAGTTTGTAGTCTTTTTTAATGTAGTCTCTTATATATTTGATCGGGAATCTTTTTAGTTCAGACATTCTTGAAGCACCTCCCAACGTTTAGTAAAATGGTCTGGGTGCTTATTTAACCCAACATCTCCTTCGCCTAAACTTAGAACCCTACCCGAAATAGTAGGTAAGTGGTTATAAC